GGGTAGATGGAAAACACAAAGATGAATTGCAAAAATTAGCTGACTCATTATTTAGTAAATAGTTGACAGGATATAAAAAAATTATTATAATATAATATGACACCAAGAACTAAGACAGATATAATTGTTATACATTGTTCGGCAACACCTGCTGATATGGATGTAGATGCAGCAAAAATAAAACATTGGCATACAGTTGATAATGGATGGGATGACATTGGTTATCATTATGTAATTAAAAGAGATGGAACATTAGAAGTTGGTAGAGAAGAACATAGAACAGGTTCTCATGCTAGACAAGTTAATGGAACATCATTAGGTATATGTATGATAGGTGGTTCTAATAAAAGTGGTGAATGGGAAAACAATTTTAACGAAGAACAATTTTTAACATTAAAAGAAATAGTAACAAAACTAAAAGATAAATATAATATAGAAAAAGTTATTGGACACTATGAAGTAGATGATGTTAAAAAATGTCCTTCATTCAATGTAAAGGAGTGGTTAGAAAAAAATGGCATGGTTTAGTTTAGCAAAGATTGCAGTACAAGCTGGTACTCACATCTTTAAAAAAAGACAAGAAACTAAAATGATGATGGCTGATGCACAACATCATCATGCAGCTAGAATGGCAAAGGGTGAAACAGAATATCAAGGTAAATTATTAGAAGCAAGACAGTCAGACTGGAAAGACGAATTTATTTTATTGGTTCTTTCTGCTCCTGTAGCTGTGTTAGCTTGGGCAGTAGTGTCAGAAGACCCTGCTGCTATGGATAAGGTAAAATTATTTTTTGAATATTTTTCACAGCTTCCCCAATGGTTTACTAATTTGTGGATTCTTGTCGTGGCTAGTGTGTATGGTATAAAAGGAACTCAAATTTGGAGAAATGGTAAGAAATAATTTATGAGGTGTAATTATGAATTATTATTTCACAGGTATATTAATAATACTTTTAGTTATGATGGCATTATTTTTAAATCCAGGTAGTTATTAATGAAATTAAGTGAAAAAACAAATGTAAGTATGCCTATCAAAAATATGATAGGTATTGTTGTAGCTGTGGCTATGGGTGTGTTTGCTTATACAGAAGTTACTGCTAGACTTACATCATTAGAGACTTCAAGAGAATTATTCCAAGCTGATTTACTTAAAAAATCAGAACAAAAACCTACAGACCAAGAACAGTTTATGTTATTGGAATCTGTGTTTGCAGATGTTGAAAAGCTACAGATAACACAAGAACAAAATATGACAAACAAAGTAAACATAGAGTTTACTCAAAAACAATTAGAGAAAGCTCTAGCAGATATAGAAAAATTAAAAGATAAAGTAAGGGAGAATGGAAAAAATTATTAATGATAGAAACAGTAATAGCATTATTGATGATAGTAAACCATGAGATTAAAGAACATAGAATACAACCTTCTATGTCTGATTGTTTAAAAGGTAAAAGGATTGCTATGCGTGAAGCTAATAATAATATAGAATATAAATGTATTAAATCTAAAGCTGAAGTAGAAATTTATATGGGTGAAAAATCAATTAAAAAATTAATATTAAAATAATGTTAGATAAATTTTTATATAAATGTTTTGGAAAGTTAGATGATATGATTGAATTAGTATCTAAAGTGTTTGCACCAAGATGTCAATGTGGTAGAAAGAAAAAGAAATGAAATTTTTATTAACAGTAGTTATGTGTTCTGTATTAAATGGTGAAACAAAATGTCTTCCACCTCATACATTTGATATACTATATGATGATGCATATGATTGTATGGTAGATGGTTATAATAAAGCAAGTGATAAGACTATTGAAATGGGTAGAGAAACAGTAAATGAATATAATGTTTTTATAAAATTTGGATGTACACCTAGACCAGTTAAACCATCAAGTGCTGTTTAACTATAAAAAACATCCTTAGCAATCTTCTCTAAATCTTCTGACAATTCTGAAAAATTAGTTTTACATTCTCTTAGTAGTGCTGTAATAACACCAGCATTACTTTTATGAAAGTGTAAATTAATTTTATCCATAGGATAATTTTTTATTTCTGTAACGAATTGTCCTTGATTATTAATAAGAAGTTTGAAGCCCATCAACTCAGCTTCTTTTCTTTTAACTCTTTTTTTACTTTTGAGTTTTCGATTCTGCTGCATGGTTTTTCTTTAATAAATCTAGAAGAAAATCATCATCTGATTTTGCTCCTTTCTTTTTTGTTAATGGTTCATCACCCTCTTTGTAAATTTCTACAGTTTGTATTCTTGCAGGGTTAGTCATAAATACTGGAAGCTTTGTATTGTCATGACTTTTAACCATAAAGAAACCATCCTCAGCTATACCAAATGTTTGAATATTTTTAATATCAATATCATCTGAACCTACTAAACATAAACGCATATGATAAGTTGGACCTGTAGGTTGTTTTGGTTTACCATCCAATCCTAATACATTACTCATTTTCATAACTCATATCTGTTCCATGTTCTTTTAAATTTTTATAAGTTCTTTTATCATAAGACTTACTTGTAAATGATTCACCAATAGGTTCTTGTTTAGTTACTGGTGTTGCTACATAACCAACTTCACCTTGTTGTCCATCATCATCAGCTAAACTATCTATACTTTCAGTATACATTTCATTTAACTTTTCATTGTTTCTAGTTATCTTTAATTTTAAATGGTCTTTCAATGCATCAATTTTAACATGAAGTATTTTATCTAGATGTCTGTTAATACCATACATAGGTAAATCATTCAATGCTGAAATAATTCTGCGAAAACCTCTAGCTCTTTTTTCGAGCTGTGTTATTTGTGTTTCTTTTATCATGAGTAATCCCTCTCTAATATCATTTCAAGATAGTGAATAGCTTTTTCAATATCCTTTGCCTTTCCTTTTGATTTATGTCTACAAATATATTTAATAGCATTACCTTCTGCAAATTCTAAATTATTTTCATTTATAAAATGAGCAGGTTGTATCTTCATTTTAGAATAATGATTCCCACCTACCTGCTTTTCTAGTGAATCATAAGTTGTACTTTTAAACATATCTTTATGTGTCATTATAATGGTCCTCTCTCTTGCATTTCTTTTCTCCTTAAATCTTTTTCACTTGGTTGCAACATAGCATTTAAATCATCTATTGTCAACTCTGGGTTGCGTTTTAATTTTTTTACTATCCATTTATAAGACCATGGTTGTAATCTAAATGTATCACCTTGATAGTAATGAGTTTGATTAGGAATAAAACTAAATACATTTTTATAATTAATCTTACTAGCTTCTTCTTTATTCATTAAAGATTGTAGCCATGCAACTAATATATGCCTAGCTTTTCTTCTAATAGGTTTCATTTGTTTTGTATTCATTTTTTTAATTTAATTAATTTAAAATTATTTTCTCTATCAAAATATCTATATGACATTCTAACTGGTTGAAATTTATATACATAATCAAATACAACTGTCTCATCTAATTCTTTACAACTATAAACATCTAACTGTACTAACGCAGGATTGTTTTCATCCCATGAGTGTAAAGTAATATGGGATGTTTCTATTATAGTTACACAAGTTAAACCTCTATTACCTTTTACATTACAATACTTTGTATATGGACCAGCTAATATTTTCATATCAATATCTTTTATTAAACTCTTAGTCCAACTCTTCATCATCTTTAAATCTTTAGGTGGGTCTAAGACTTCGGCTCTAACTAGAAGGTGCTTGTGTTTTAATTCCATCTGTAAATTGTTTTGTTATATCTTCTACATTAGGTTCTTTAACTACATCAGCTAAGAACACATTCTTATTTGAATATTTAAATACTCTTAAACCTTTACCTTTATTAGCATCTGCATAACATTCAAACTTATGTATACAAAATTGACAACCAACTGGTATAACTTTGTTTCCATTCTTTTCTGTTTTTAATTCATAACATCTTTCAGGTGGTGTATCACTAGCAAGTTTAGTATTTAAATCTTTTATTAAACTTTTTGTATCAGGTTTAGCTAAGTCTTCTGGTTTATAAAAACATATATCACCACTTGATTTATCAGCAACAAGAAAACCTCCCTTGTTAGTTCCATTAGCTGTTTCATATCCTGATAGCTGGGCATGATATCCAAATGGGTCATCATTAACTATCTCACCATTCTTAAATTTTTTAAAACTAAAAGGTGAAGCAGACTTAACATCACAAATTTCACCATCTACTTTTGCATCTATATGTCCTTTGACATCATCTACTTTAACTTTCATTTGTCTATCTTCTACTTTATGTCCAGCTAATTCTGTTAAGTATAAAAGTAAATGTTCAATGATATGTCCATATAAAAATTTTAAATTATTACTTGAATCATATTCTTTTGTTTCTTTAGGAGAATATTTATCATACCATAATTGTCTTGCAGGTTTACCTAAGATACTCATTCTTAG